GGCACAGGGCAAGTGCAATCTGCATCTTCTAATGTTATACCTTTTACTTCTCCTCCTACTGGTAGTGCAGGTACAGCAATTTTTAATCCAACAAATAATAAAGCCGTTACACTTGTAAGTGATGGGTCAAATTGGATAATCATGCAAAGAAGTACCAATTAATAACTAAAAAACAAAAACATGAAACAACTCCTTTCCCTTCCCCTTTTCCTCTTCCTTTTGCCTTGCCTTGCATTGGCACAGTACCCGAGCAATGGCAACCAAAAAATAACGCTGGGAGAACAAACGACTTCCGATGGGCTTATTTATAGAGGTGTACTTGGCGATACTGCTCTAATTACCCCATCAAGTGATACAAGTGCGTATATTATTCTTGATACGGCAAATCATAGGTTTTACAATTACAACCGTGCAACCAATGTTTGGAGCGTTGCAGGAGGAAGTACTGCGGTCACAACCTTTAGCGCTGGAACAACTGGCTTAACACCAAACACGGCAACAAGTGGCGCGGTGACATTGGCTGGAACTTTGGCGGTGGCAAATGGGGGAACAGGAAGCGCAACAAAAAACTTTGTAGATTTAACCACAACGCAAACGGTGGCAGGGGCAAAGACGTTTGGTAGTGTTAGTTTAGGTGAAGATTTAACTTTTACCATTGCAAATCGTTCAATAGTATTTAATACAACCAATACTCTTTTATGGCAAAATAGTGGGTCATTAAATTTAAGAACAGGTGGAATAGATAGACTTATCATAGCCTTAACAGGAGCAGCTACATTTAGTAGTTTAGCTGGCACTGGCAGTCGTGGAGTAAATGCAGATGCAAATGGTGGTTTAAGTGCCGCATCATCTATTTTAATAAAAGAAAATGTTGAAAATATAAATTATGGTTTATCAGATGTTTTAAAATTAAAGCCTGTTATTTTTAATTATATTGACAGAAATAAATGGGGTGAAGGTAAGGATTTGGGTTTTGTGGCGGAAGATGTTATGAATGTTATTCCAGAAGCAACAGGAGTAATGAATAATTCAGATATATATTTTGATTTACAAAAATTAGTTCCAGTACTCACCAAAGCCATCCAAGAGCAACAAGCCCTCATCAAAGCCCTTGAACAAAGAATTTTTAACCTCGAAAATAAATAAAATGAGATACCTATTTTTATTCCTTCCCTTGTTTTCCTTTGCTCAAGACGTTGTCAAAGACACCGTGTACATACAAAAGCAAGGCAACATTTATTACATTATTCAGCAGACAACTTTGTCTGATTCAACCGTAACAGGCTCAAAGCAAATATTAGGCGATAGTGCAACTGCCATTCAAAGCCTTGTTACCGATGCAGAAAGGCAAAGCAACACGATTGCTATTCATGCAAAGCCTATTATTACAAAGGCTAAGTCAGTACAAAGGATAAATTATTACAATAATTTGCACCAACAAATAAGCGGCAAGCCTGTCTATTTTACAACGGCTCAAAGAGACACGGCAAAGTTTATCGGTGACTGGAGGCTAAATTTTAACAATGAAATTATAGATGGGGTGATTGAGTTGAATGTAAACAAGCGTTTAATTTTCAATCCAGACAACGGCAAAGTTTATTCTATTTCGACAAACTTGCTTTTATCCACATTTACCAATCAAATATCCTTTACATTTAACTCCGTAAAATACGATTTGTATAAATATGCTGAGGGCAAATTTGCAACCGTGGATGGAGACGTGAGACTAATAAAACTTGAATAATGAAAGCAGTTATACTAAAATTATTACATCAAAGCTATGAGTTCTTTGCCGTTGCATTGACTACTGGTTTTATTGCTTCCTTTTTTATCCCTATACAAGGCTTCCTTCTGTTTACAGTTGCCGTTGTTTTTGCTGATACCATAACGGGAATCAAGGCAGCAAAGAAGGAAGGGCAAAAGATAAATAGCAAAGGATTGTATCGAACTACTGAAAAGATTGTGGTTTATTTTGTTGCAATCCTCATATTTGAAGGTGCTAAAAATACCTTTAATATCCCTTTCCCTATAACATACATGGTGGCAATGATGATATCTGGAACAGAGTTATTCAGCGTTGCGGAAAACATCAAGAGGATAACTGGTGTTGAATTAGGGACATTAATATCAAGATTTTTTAAAAAGTAAAAACAAATATTATGCAGACTAATTTAAAAGAAGCATTAAAAAATGCAGACGGAATAAAATCACCAATGGGTGACATCGCTTGTTATTCAATGAACTTTGCGGAGTTAGCTTCGGAGATTAATGTTCATCTTGAGGGCAACAAGGTAAAATTTACTTGGCGTGAATATATCCAACTTGCTCAAATCATTTGGGATAAAATCAAGGAAACAAGCCGCGAATGTGCAGGAAAAGAGATAGAGGTAAAATTGCCTCCAAAATTATCAATCGTTAGTGCAGCTTTTGCACTCATCGGGTTTAAATTATAGGCGCAGACGATTCGCTACCTTATGCGTTTACAGGGCGGTGTATTGATTTACATCGCCCTTAAAAATATATATATATGAAACCAAATGATTTTTTAATATGCCTTGATGCCGGGCATGGTGGCATGAGAAATGGAACGGGCCCAGAGAAATACGTAACCTATCCTTCTAAGTGCTGCCAACATCGCACAGGAAAATTTCATTCCTATGGATGGTTTTTTGAGGGAGTGTTTAATCGCTCCTTAGCTAACTATTTAGAGCAGTACCTTCTTGACTATGGCTTCCAAGTAAAAAAGATATACGAGCCTATTAATGACACAACATTAAACAAACGCTGCCAACTTGCTAACTCCTACGCATCTGTAGCTAAACAGTCTATCCTTGTTTCCATACATGGCAATGCTGCATCACCTACTGCCAGAGGATGGGAGATTTTTACATCACCAGGAGAAACAAAAGCGGATCTCCTTGCTACTTGCATAGGTGAGCAAATAAAAACTGCTACACCAGGCTGGGTGCATCGAGCTGATTATACAGACAATGACTTAGACAAAGAGGCAAGGTTTCAAATGCTGACAAGTGTATCCATGCCTGCGGTGTTGTCGGAGAATGGATTTTTTACAAATTACTCTGATGCTGGATTAATGATTGATATAAAGTGGCAGCAGACTATTGCTAAAGCGCACGCAAAAGGCATATTAGACTACGCTGTTCAGCAAGGTGTAGAATGGCAATAAAAAAGGAGCAAGTATCTCTCTTGCTCCTCTCAAACACCTTTTCTAAACACTCACAAACATTATTTAACAACTATATTTTCTAATAACTTATTTAACATTCTAACGGCTGCCTCTTTTACATCCTCTTTCTCGCTATTTATTTTAACTACTTGCCATAACAAAGATACCATTCTTTCTGGATTCATATACTGGTAAAATTGTTTATTTCTTTCGTCTTTGCTATTGTAAAAAGATATAAGTGTTGATGTGGATGATACGACATTATTTGTCTTAATTCCTTTTGGATATTTAACTACCATAGCCTCGCATAGTGCTATTTGTTTTTTATCCATTCCGTAATTCTTAGCAGCCATGTGTTCCTATTTTTAAGAGTGTAAGTTTAGTTTTTTCCTGTTTAATTCTTTGGACAATAATGTCCATAAACCATTTATTTTGTCTATTTTTATCTTTAAGCGATTCAGCTATATAAATCTTTTCAAGATTGTTAAGACGTTTTCTAATTACTTTTTCCTGTATCATTTAAAATATGCTTTTGATATTAACGCTAATTGGAAAGCGTCAATTTCATCTTGTGATAATTTTTTGTTTCCTGTTACTTCGAGCTTCATTCCTTTAATTACGGACATAGCATAATCCAACGTCCATTTGCTACCTTTGTCCTGTGGTGATATTCCTTTTACAGTATGTCCGTACAATTCTAACCAATCAATAGTAAATCTACTGGCACTTTGATTCATACCTACATTGCGGCTGATCTTTGTTCTTGCCCTTCCATCGACATATTTTTTAAAAGTAATATTTTGCAAAGATGAATCTTCGACTACTACTTTAATGTCTGTTGCCCAGGTCAATGCGTCCTTTGCCCAGTCAGCAAGTTTCTTATACTTTCCAAAATAAACTTTATCCTCATCAATGATACAAACGGCAAAGCCATTTAATCGCATTGATGGGTCAATGCCTACGAATTTTGCCATAATTTATTTTTTTATTTAGAAAGTTAGTTTTAACATACTTGCTTACAAATTTTAAAAGTCCAATGTAGTCATAGTATTTATTTTTATACTTCCATACACCTGCTAATGGAAAGTATTCAATATTTTGTGTGCCGTAAGTCATGAACAAACAATTATCGTATGTCGTTCTGGAATATCCATCCCACAAATCAATACCGGATAACATATCATAAGTTATGGTGTCGATTGTATAAGATTCATCTGC